GGGCCTGCTGCTGCGGAGTCAGTTTGCCGGTAATAGAGACCTTGGGCGGAGGAGCCTGAGCCTGTTTCTGATCGGCGGCGGCTTGTTTGTGCGCCTGCCAGAACAAAAAGACGTTCGTCCACTTCTTCCAGTTCTCGCCGCCTGGAGGTTCTGTCGCGGCCTTGCGTCTCAACTGCCTTCCGTCCGACTCGCCCATCCAGCTAAACACCGTCGCTGCGATGGTAACGTGATCCTCAGAGTCGTCCTGCGCCACGGGAACTGAAGGCAGATATTGGGGAGTCTGATTGAGCTGCTGTTGGAGTTGGTTGACCCGCTGCTCCATCTGCGCGCCCTGCTGAATCTCTTCCGGCGCCAAAGCGATTCCAGATTGAACCGCAGTTCCAGCCAAGACCTTCGCCTGCTCATGCGTCTCGTTCAACGCAGTGAGTTGTTTTTCCAGATCAGCGTAAGCCGGATTGATTGACGGTTCGGAATCTAAAAGCCTTTCGATGTCCTCCAACGCCCCATCTTCCCAATTAGCCTCGTCAATCGTAATCACGTCGTTCAACTGCAAAGCTCTGACAATCTCTCTTGTGTTTGACGGTCTGGCGATGACCGCTGCTACCTCCTGATTCTGCATCGCCATGTCGAGAACCTCTAAAACCTTGGCCTCGCGCTGGGCTCCGCTTTCCGGAATTGCGTTGATCGTCTCAGGAGAGCATTTCGCATTGCCTTTCAGGTTCTCCGGGTTGACCGTCACATCACCATATCCGGCGACGGTATCTGAAATCTCGCCTTGACCGTTTTCTCCGCAACACACTGCGGCCTGCCCCACAGCCTCAGCGAACATCCAGTTGGTAACGATCCATGCCGTTCCCAGCCTTTCTAGTGCCTGCTGCAACCTGATCTGAGTAGCACCCACGGTATTGTCTTGACCCTCCCCAGATCCAAACAGAGCAGGCGTACAGCCATCGATCCCCTGCATAAGAGGGCCGATGTAATACTGGATCGATGCGAACATTTCAGGAATCGGAGTCGCTTCGGCAGTCTGGCCGATGTATTGCTGAATCTGCCCACCCTCGGGCGTGGCGACAAAAATATCTCTTCCTGGTGTGTTCTCTAACTGCTGCTGCGCCTCGGCATTGAACATCTGATCGTCGAGGACTGTTCTTGGAATAGCTTTCCTCAAGAACTTGTCCCACAGATCGAGCCAGATATTGATTCTCTTTTGCAGCGGAATGTCCGACGATCCCAGCGACCTTCTATTCTGCCCAAAGCCTCTGGTGAACATGCCCAGAGACAGGTGATCATCCATCGACTCATTCCAGGCGCACACAAACTCTTTTCCCGCTACAATACAAAAAACGCCATCGGGAAATTGTTCGAGCAGCCACTCCCTTTGCGTCTCGGTGATTTTGTCGTCGAAGTACATTCCAGGCCTGTACCACTGATAGCCGAGTGTGGCCTCGCGGATTCCAGAAGTTCCCGTAATATATTTACCAACAATCCCAATTCTTGTATTGATCCGGGCGATGCGCTCAAATTCAAGTTCTCCGGCAGTCCCCCACGAAGGCTTGATCTTGTCGCCCATCCAAGGAAAAGCCGCTCGCGCGACTGCATAATCCATTTCTTCATAGATGTGGGCGTAAGAGCAATCCGCGAGACAGTCAACCATCATCGGCAGTTTTGTTTCTAAAACTCCGTGAAGAGAGGTAATCTCCCTGCGCCGAATCGATCCATCATCATCCATGCCGAACCGTTTCGCCGCCATGGTGCGGGTCCAGAACAGACCTCTTGGATCCGTCCAGGCCAGACCCACCGTATCCCGCTGCAACTTCATGGAGTTGTTTACGTCGCCCCAGAGATGCTTATATTTATTGGCTTCGTCTGAGCAAGCAGAATCTAGTGGGTCTTTACTCTTCTTCGGCGTGAAATTGACTTTGATCTGCCCACGACACAAAGCACTCGTCGAAATATCGCCCTGCGCTGAATACTGATTGGTCGCGTATAAGTTCGCGTCGTCATTCTCGGCCAGCCCGTTCTTGCCCTTGCTGACCGTCGCGCCGACAATCTGCCATCCGCCGCCCTGAGCGCCCTCAAGGTATTGATAGCCTCTGTCCATGTGGCGCTCTTCCCACACCTGGAGAACAGAGAAACGTCTTGCTGCTTCATCGGCCTGCGAGCACTGTTCCGAAAGCATGATGAAAACGTTCGAGAGAGCTTTATCGACCTTCTCTACATCGGCAGGCTTCCAGACTTTCTGGTTGGTAATGATCGCGGGAGCCAGTTCTCCCGGCGCGTACTCCTCCGCCTGCGCGACTTCGGCAGTCTCAGCAACGTTCAGGTCTGAGGACTGATCCATCAATTCACCTTACTGAATCTTCCCACAAAATCATCCACAGTCCGACACAGCCGGCGAACGTCTCCGGCCATCTTCTCCCATTCGAGAGCCAAGCGCGTATTCTCGACCTGCAAATCCGCCTGCATCGAACGCAGCACGTTGTTATCGTGCTCCAGGTCGTCAAGCCGCTCAAGGACGCTTCGTTCCATCACATCCCCGGTATCTGCAACGGCGCCGCCTGGGTCGCTTCCTTGCCCGTTGGCTGCATCTGCTGATCGTCGCCCATAGCCTGCGCCACATCGTCAGCCGTGTATCCCATGGATTTCAGGTCATCGACACACTGCATCGCCTTGGGATCGTCCTGAATCGACTTCGGCTGATCGTCTTGGCTAGAGGGCGCCGACTTGGAAGCGTCATAGGCTTTCATCTGGCTCGGGTGCATGGAGCCGTCTTTAGCTGGAAACTGCATCGTTATTCTCCTCTTCCGGATTCTCCCGGCGCTGCTTTCTCAACTCTTCCCAGCCGCGCGGCTGGATTGGGGCCAGCTTGCCATCGGGCGCTTGCCTGTGCTGCACCTTCATTGTGGGCTTTTGCGCAATCTGGATCAATGACTCCTGCAATTCATCGATGCGTCTCTGACGTTGCGCGAGCTGATCCTTCAAATAATCGATCTCCTCATTAAGGTGCGCGCGATATGCGAATAGCCAATTCATCGATTCGCCTTCCAGCTTGGCGGAAGTATCTGGCGCTTCCGCGACGGCTTCTGTTCACGCCTAAAGACTAGCATGGCTCTTTGCTGCGGTGAAACATTTGCGATGGTTTCCTGAAATTCTACCTCTTCCGGCTTTCTCTTTGGAGCCAGCATGGATTTGACCAGGTATCTCGCCGCATCTCCGCAGTCCTGCTCGATCTTGGCCGTGCTCAGGTCGGTTTTCAGCACGTCATCGAGATTCTTCGGATCGCGCAACAGGGCTGGTATCGAGTTCAATAGCTCGGCGCATTCGGAGGAAATCAGCACCGCATCGTCATACTGAAACCTCACGCCATCTTTGTCCACGCCCCAGCCTTTGCCCTTGGCTGCCTTGAACAAAGATCCTAAAACCCCCCAGCCGCCTTTGCGGTCGTTGTCAGCCTTGGTAGCAGCGGGAAGGCCGTTCTGCCTCAATCTCTTGGACTGCTGCGAGCCGATAGAGTTCGGATCGTCCGTTACCTCTTCAGGTGAGAGAAAGTATGCTTTGACTTTGGGCCGCTCGCTTTCAGGCGTCGAGTCGATGATGTCCTGGGCTACATCCGGTGCTTCGCGCTCCGAAACGATCATCTCGCGGTAAATGACCGTGATGTTGATGGGTTTAACCAACTCCCATCCCAAAATATCCTTAGCCTCGGACGGCTTGAATCCCACGCGGAACGCCCAGAACGTAGCGCACCAGTGAGCCTTGCCCCAATCCTGGCCTAACCAATGAATGGCCCAAGACTTCTGGAGTGCGTAAACAAGATCCGGCGCGATACGAACGCTTTCAAGATCGAATGAATTGGCGAAATACGATCCCTCAAGCGAATCCCAATCGCCTTCCCAGTCCGCCTTACGAATTACTTCATCGTCGGTCGCAAGCTGTCTGGTGTACGGCCCGCGCTTGGCCGCGTAAGCCTTTCTCTGCTCATCGCTCCATGCGTAATACTCTCTGACGCTGTAGCCGTCCTCTTTAAGCGCCGCTCGGACCCACTCGACATTATCCCACGGGTTGAAGCGGATCGAAACGTAATCCCCTTCATCTTCGTCTCGATTAACCTCATGCAAATAGAACCATTTACGAAGCTCTTGGATGCTGGCGCCGCGCATGTTGAACGACAGAATAACCTTGGCTACTCTTCCCCCGCGCGAACGGCAGGCTTTGCGAATCTCCCTGATTTCACGGCCTGTAAACTGCTCAGCTTGATCGATAGCGATGATGTCGTAATTACCCGAGCGGAACGCTTCAACCACCGCATCGTAGTTCTCGGCGTATTTGAAGTCCATGCGGGATCCACGAATCTTCAACATGGCCGGCGGAGAGCTTTTGAGGTAATTAGCCAACCACGGGAAATCTCTGCGGATGGGTTCAAGATGGTAAGGCACCATCTGCTTGACCCACGTCCTCATCACAAGGCAGACGGTTAGACCATTGATTTCATCCATCAGCGTCGTCAGAACGCGATCCAGGCCAGAGGATTTAGCCGAACCTCGACCGCCGTAAATGCCGATAACGGGCGCTTGTAATTGCCGCTCAGTCCAGGCTGAGAGATTGTTCGCGTTGCGACCGGAAGTGAGGCTATAGAGCTGAGATTGCTTAGGTTGCAGGTCAGTCGTGACTTGCTTCATTCACCATCAGCCCCAATGTGACGCACAACATGCTCCACCGGCCCCTCGCCGTCCGCACCGGTAAATCGCTGGTTCGGCGCGTAATCCTTGCTCAGTAAGCGTTCGGCCAGCCAATGAACGTCACCGACCTGCGCTTCGATCAGCTTCAACTCAATTGCGGTAAGTGTTGAGCCATCAGACTCATGCAGCTTATCTTGCGCTGTTTCCAAGCGATTCAATGCGTGCAGTTTTCTCGCGCGCGCGCATTTGGCGGAAAACTCTTCGCTCGCGGCCATATGATCTGTAATTGAATCGCGGCATGGCAAATCTTGATTTATCTGGCAAATCTTTCGCAATGAGTTACTTGCGAGCAATCTAACGATTTCCGCCTCAAGCTCCGCCGTCCATTCGATAGCGGCAGGCATTCAGGCGCTCCGTAGCACAAAGTGCTTAAACCACACGCGCATTGCAACTTGGAAAGATGAGCACCACGTGCAGCATGAGGTGATTGAACCATCCTCGCCGTGTTCTAGCCAGAATACATTCCACTGGCCTCTCCCAACCCTGTGCAGTCTCATCACGCCACCTTCCTGAGCCGGCCGTTGGGCCACTGCTCGAATACGGGGTACTTCTCAGGCTTGGGCTGCACCTGCACGCGCACGGTCGTGATTGCGGTGACGGGTTTGAGCGCGGGCTGCATCGTGAGGACCACGCGAGGATTTTAGCCCATGTCGCCGAATTTACGCAAGTTTCGATACGAAGGTTATAGGGGATTACAAATTCCGTCAACCACGCCAGAAAATAAGCCGTTTAACTCGTGAGTTCTTAAAAGTCCACGATGGCGGACAATGAGTTATTTTTGGCCCTCGCGCCTTCAACGGCAGCGGCAACGCGCGCTCCAGAACGTACTTCGCACAGGCGTTCGGATTGCGGTGAACCTGCCGATTTTTGAAGCGCATCACCGTCAA